CCTTCGCGCGCAACATGCCAAAACTCGGAGGGGGGGGCTTAAGCATGGCAAGGCCACGCAAGCCGACCGCCCTGAAGCTGGTCACCGGAACCCAGCGTGCGGACCGCGCGAATGGTGCCGAGCCCGAGCCACTGCTCGTCACTGCAGAGCAAGCATCGACGCCGCCCGCGCATCTGCACGAGCGCTCTGCCGCCGTGTGGCGCGAGATTGCCCCGATGCTGCGCAGCATCCAGCTGCTCACCGTCGCCGACCTGATTGAGCTGGAGATGCTCTGCGACGCCGTGGCCGACTACCGATACACCCGGGCGGCCCGCGGTGACGACTACGTCGCCCACTCGCCAAAGACCGGGTCGCCCATGGTTGACCCATGGCACATCGTCCAGCAGATGGCCGGCAAGCGCGTCGATGAGCTGGGCAGCAAGTTTGGGCTCAACCCGCAGGCGCGCAGCCGCCTGATGATCAACCCCCAGGGCGACCTGTTCGGCTCGCAGGCTGGCCAGCCTGAGCAGGCTGCCTCTGGCCCGGGCCGCTTCTTCAAGTGACCTTCGCCACTGCCACCAAGCCAGCCCGCAAGCGCGCGACCCGTCGCCGCACCAAGGCGCCGGCTGACCGCGTCACGGCCTACGCCCGCGCGGTGCTGGACGGCGAGATCATCGCTGGCCCGCACGTGCGCGACGCCTGCAGGCGCCATCTGCGTGACCTGGCAGATGGTGCTGAGCGTGGCCTGCAGTTCTCCCTGGCCCACGCAGACCACGCCATCGCGTTCTTTGAGGAGGTGCTGCGCCTCAACGGCGGCGAGTTTGAGGGCATCCCGTTCGCGCTGCAGGGCTGGCAGTCCTTCGTCGTCGGCAGCCTGTTCGGCTGGATGCGCTGGGACGAGCTCCGCGGCGACTGGCCGCGGCGCTTTCGCGTGGCGTACGTCGAGACGGGCAAGGGCTCCGGCAAGTCTCCCCTGGCGGCCGGTGTCGGCATGTTCGGCTTGACCGCCGACGGCGAGGCCGGCGCCGAGGTTTACGCCGCGGCCACCAAACGGGATCAGGCGATGATCCTGTTCCGCGATGCCGTTGCCATGTACCGCCACAGCCCTGAGCTGCAGTCCCGCCTCAAGCCGTCCGGCGTCGGCGACGCGGTCTGGAACCTGTCCTACCTGGCCACGTCCAGCTTCTTCCGCGCGATCTCGGCGGAGTCAGGCCAGTCCGGCCCGCGCCCCCACATCGCACTGATCGATGAGGTGCACGAGCATCGCACCAATGAGGTTGTCGAGATGATGCGCGCCGGCACCAAGAGCCGGCGCCAGGCGCTGATCTTCATGATCACCAACAGCGGCAGCGGAACCACGGGCCCTTGCGCGGCCTACCACGAGTACGCTGCCCAGGTCTGCTCCGGCAGCCGCGTCGATGATTCCTTCTTCGGCTACGTCTGCGCCCTCGATGATGGCGACGACCCGCTGACTGATGAGGCCTGCTGGCCCAAGGCGAATCCGTCGCTCCAGTTCGCGAACTTGCCTGGCCTGCAGTACCTGCGCGAGCAGGTCACCGAGGCCCGGGGCATGCCGGCGAAGGAGGCGATCGTGCGCCGCCTCAACTTCTGCCAGTGGACGGCCGCTGCCAGCCCGTGGTTGTCCGCCGCCGTCTGGGACCCGTGCCGCCTCGACTACACCGCCGACGACCTGCGCGGCCGGCGCGCCTACGCGGCGCTGGACCTGTCCAGCACCACCGACCTGACCGGCCTCGTGTTGCTGGTCGAGCCGCAGGACGATGGCGAGCCCTGGCGCATGCTGCCCTGGTGCTGGCTGCCCGAGGATGGCATGCGCGAGCGCTGCGACCGCGACCGCGTGGACTACGCCAGCTGGGTTCGTTCCGGCTACATCGAGACCACCCCAGGCCGCGCCATCTCCAAGCGCCACGTGCTGCAGCGCCTGGTGCAGATATTCGACGGCTTCGAGATCGTCTCCCTGGCCTACGACCGCTGGCGCATGGCCGACCTGATCCAGCTGGCGGCTGAAGAGGGCGCTGACCTGCCGCCCATGATCGACTTCGGCCAGGGGTTCAAGGACATGGCCCCGGCCATCGACTCTTTCGAGGCCGGGGTGCTCAACCGCACCATTGCCCACAACGGCCACCCAGTGCTGACGATGTGCGCGGCCAACGCCGTGGCCACGTCCGACCCGGCTGGCAACCGCAAGCTGGACAAGGCCAAGGCCACCGGCCGCATCGACCTGATGGTGGCTGCGGTGATGGCGGCGGGGGTGCAGGCGCAGCAATCACCTGACACCGAAAAATCCTGGTGGGAGACCGCTGATGCGTAAGCTCTGGCCGTTCACCATGGGGTGGGGCCGCAAGTCCGGCGGTGAGGACTGGCTGGAGGCCTATGTCCGCCTGCTCGGTGGCTCAGGCCGCACCAGCAAGAGCGGCCAGGCCATCACCCTGGAGAGTGCCCTGCGCTGCTCGACCGCGCTGGCCTGTGTGCGTGTCATTGCCCAGGGCATTGCCCAGGTGCCGTGGCAGGTCTACCGCAAGGACGGCAGCAGCCGCAGCGTGCGGACAGACCACCCGCTGTACTACCTGCTGCACACCCAGACCAACCCCTGGCAAACCAGCTACGAGTTCCGCGAGACGCTCATGGTGCACCTCACCCTGTGCGGCAACGCCTACGCCTGGCGCACCAAGGTGTTGGGTGTGGATCAGGAGATGATCCTGCTGCCACCGTCGCGCGTTCGCCCCAAGCGCCTGGCGGATGGCGACATGCAGTACACCTACACCTCGGACGACGGGCAACAGTTGACGTTGACGCAGGACGATGTCTGGCACATCCGCGGCCTGAGCATGGACGGCGTCACAGGGATGGACGGGCTCGACCTGGCCCGTGAGGCTCTGGGCCTTGCCAACTCCGCGGAGGAGGAGCATGCCAACCGATTCCGCAACGGCATCCAGCCCAGTGGCACGTATTCGCTGGACGGCACGCTGACCGGCAAACAGCTGACAGACCTGCAGCAGGCCATCAAGCTGCAAGTCAGCGGCACGAATGCCGGCCTGCCGCTCATCCTGGACCGCAACGCCAAGTGGATGAGCTTGGCCATGTCCGGCGTGGATGCGCAGCATCTGGAGACGCGCGCCTTCCAGGTCATGGAGGTGTGCCGCGCCTTTGGCGTGCTGCCCATCATGGTGGGCCATGCGGACAAGGCGGCTACTTACGCCAGCGCGGAGCAGATGTTCCAGGCCCACGTCACCCACACCCTGCTGCCGCGCATGGTGCGCATCGAGCAGAGCGCTGACGCCCACCTGCTGGGCCGCCGCCAGGTGGAGCAGGGCTACTACACCAAGTTCACGGCCGCCGCGCTGGTGCGCGGCACGCTGGATGCGCGCGCCAACTACTACAGCAAGGCGCTTGGCTCAGGTGGCTCGCCGCCCTGGCTGACGCAAGACGAGGTGCGCGAGCTGGAAGAGCTCAACCCCATGGGCGGGGATGCCGCCCGGCTGGCGGTGGGGACCAATGTGGCTCCGGCCCCCGCGGCCTGACTGGAGACGATGACGATGGAACACATGCTCATCCCCCTGCGGGAAATCAAGTTTGCGGCCGCACCGGAGGCGGGCGCGGACGCCATGAGCTTTTCGGGCTACGGCGCCGTGTTCGGTAACGTGGACTCCTACGGCGACGTGATTGCCCCGGGGGCCTTCGCGGACACGCTGGCCAAGGCGCAGAAGACCGGCACCTGGCCGGCCATGCTCAGCCAGCACGGCGGATGGGCCATGTCCGCCGACGACATGACGCCCGTTGGCGTGTGGACCAGCCTGGCCGAAGACGGCATTGGCCTCAAGGCCGAAGGCGTGCTTGCTCCCACCCAGCGTGGGCGGGAGCTGCATGCCCTCATGAAGATGCAGCCGCGCCCGGCCATCGATGGCCTGAGCATCGGCTACATCGCGAAGGAGTCCACGCCGCGCAGCTCCCCGGAGGAGCCTCGCCGCACCCTCAAGAAGGTTGACCTGCTGGAAATCAGCCTGGTCACATTCCCCGCCAATGGCCGCGCCCGCGTCACGGGCGTCAAGGCCATGGGAGGCACCGAGCGCGATATCGAGCGCTGGCTCATGCAGGACGCTGGGTTCAGCCGCCGTGAGGCACGCATCGCCATCAACCACGGCTTCAAGGCCCTGATCGACTCCGGCACGCAGGACGCTGCCGAGGGCGAACTGGCCGAACTGGCCGCCGCCATCCGCCGCAGCACCGCGGCGCTGGCCTGACCCATCCACCACCGGAGCAATCACCATGGATCTGAGTGAGATCAAGTCCCTCATGACCGCCCAGGCTACCGCCTGGGAGGAGTTCAAGCGCACCAACGACGAGCGCCTGGCCAAGCTGGCCAAGGGCGAGAGCGTCACCGACCTGGAGGCCAAGCTCGCCAAGCTCAATGGCGCGCTGGACGAGGTGCAGGCAACCGCCAAGGAGGCCGCCACCAAGGCCGCCCGCCTGCCCATGGGTGGCAGCAGCGAGGACAGCAAGGCCGCGGAGGCCGAGCGCAAGGCCTTCAACGCCGAGCTCAAGGCCTACGCCGCCGAGAAGGGTCGCGCCCCGTCCGAGCTGGATCCCAAGGCCTATGCCGACTACAAGGCCGGCCTGACCAGCTGGATCCGCAAGGGCAGCCAGGACCTGCCGGACGCCGAGCGCAAGGCGATCAACGTCGGCACGGACCCGCAGGGCGGCTACCTGGCCACGCATGAGATGGAGTCCGCCATCGATCGCGTGGTGGGCCGCTACAGCGCCATGCGCGGCATCGCCCGCGTCATCCCCATCGGCGCGGCCAGCTACAAGAAGCTGGTCAAGACCAGCGGCACCAGCGGCGCCACCCGCGGCGGTGAGACCACCGCGCCCACCGAGGGCACGTCGCCCGGCTGGGTGGAGCTGGAGTTCAAGCCCGGCACCTACCTCAGCGACCAGCGCATCACGAGCGAGGCCCTGGAGGATGCGGTGCAGGACGTGGAGGGCGACCTGCTCACCGAAATGGGCATCGAGTTTGCCGAGATGGAAGGCGCCGATTTCATCACCGGCGCCGGCACCAACGGCCCGCGCGGCCTGCTGAGCTACGACACCGTGGCAAACGCCTCCTACGCCTGGGGCAAGCTGGGCTTTGTGGTGTCCGGTGGTGCGTCCGGCTTCGCCTCGTCCAACCCGTCGGATGCGCTGATTGACCTGCAGCACGGCCTCAAGCGCCAGTACCGCGGCAACGCGGTGTGGACGATGAACGACGCCACGCTGGGCACCATCCGCAAGTTCAAGGACGGCCAGGGCCTGTACCTGTGGGCCCCGTCCAACCTGCTGCAGGGCGCGGTCGGCCAGCTGCTGGGCCACCCGGTGGTCACGGACGATTTCATGCCGGACCTGGCCAGCAACGCCTTCCCCATCGCCTTCGGGGACTTCCAGCGCGCCTACTACGTCGTGGACCGCCGCGGCATGGTCATCCTGCGTGACCCGTTCACCGCGGTGCCCTACGTCAAGTTCGTCGGCCGCCGTCGCGTGGGCGGTGGTGTCGCCAACTTCGAGGCGGTCAAGCTGCTCAAGTGCAGCACCTGATCGGCCTGATCCGCTGCGGCTGGCTCAACTGCTGAGCCAGCCATGCGGATCCTGCCGCACCGGTACAACCCTGTTTTCTGGAGATCCTCATGGACCTGATGAACAACATCCATGTCCTGCGCGCCATCAGCCCGGTGAGCGTGGCGGACAACACCGCCCAGGTGTCGCAGATCATCGATCGCCGCGGCTACGGCAGCCTGACGTTCGCCATCGCCACCGGCAGCATCGCCGATGCGGACGCCACCTTCACCGTGCTGGTTGAGCACGGCGACAACTCCGGCTTGAGCGATGCCGCTGCCGTGCCTGATTCCGAGCTGATCGGCACCGAGGTGCTGGCCGGCTTCCAGTTCGACGACGACAACGAGACGCGCAAGGTCGCCTACAAGGGCGTCAAGCGCTACGTGCGTTTGACCGTCACGCCGGCCAACAACGCAAGCGCGGCGCTGCTGTCGGCCGTGGCCATCCTGGGCCACCCGGACCTGTCGCCCACGCCGAACCCGCCGGTCTGATGAGCTGACCCTGGGTGCGCGCCGGTTTCCCCGGCCGCACCCAGCCCGATCCGCCCCAGCCGCTGCCGCCCACCCCCACGTCGCGCACCATGTTGCACATCCTGCCACTGCCCATCACTGGCCCAGCCACTGAGCCTGCCACGGTGGCACAGGTCAAGTTCGACGCGCGTCTGGACGGCACCGAGTGGGACGACCACATCCCCGGCTACATCGCCGCCGCCCGGCAGGCCTGCGAGCAGCAGCTCGGCGGCCTGCGCCTGGTTGCGCAGACCCTGCGGGCTGAAGCTGACTCCTGGGCCGACCTGTCCGACCCAGTGCCCATCCTGCCCGCCAGCTCGGCCGTGGTCAGCTGGTGGGACGGTGCGGCATGGTCTGCACTGTCCACCACCCTGTGGGTGATGCGCGCAGTGCCGGGCGGCGCACAGATCCTGCCAACCACCAACGCCACCTGGCCGACTCTGCCGGACGTTGCCGGCCCGCGCGTGCGGGTTGACATCACCGCCGGCCTGGTCACCGACGGTGCCGACGTGCCGGCGACGCTGTGCCAGTGGATACGTCTGCACGCTGCAGCCATGGTGGATCAGCCCGTCGCAGCGACCGAAAAACCCATGCAGCCCCTGCCCTGGCTGGACGGCCTGCTGGACCCCTACCGGGTCTGGGCCCGCTGAGCCGGCCGGCGCTGTACTCCATCCAGATCGAGAGGACCAGCCCCATGACACCCAGCAGCATGATCGCCATCCGCTACACCGGCGATTCGCGGCGCAGCGAGGCGCCCATCACCGGCAAGGGCAAGGAGTGGTGGCCGGGTGAGCTGCGCTGCGTGCCGTTGGCCCGAGGCTCTCAGCTCCTCGCGGCCGGCCTCGGCTGGGAGCGCGACGAGGACGAGGATGACCTGGTGGCAGTCACCGCCGCCCAGACATCCGCCGGCGCCGTCGGCGTGGCTGGCGTCACGGCTGCTGGTGGGATGGTGGGTCCGGATGGATCCCCGGTGTCAGGGGGTGGGAATCCGCTAACCGGCCTGCTGATCGACGGCGACAGTCTGGCGGCCAGAAACAGCAACGAGCTAGCCGTCACGTCCTTGACGCAAAGTGGCGGCACCGCGACCCTGACAGCGCCGGGATTGGCGCCACCGATTGGTGCCACTATCCGCATCGGCAACGTCACGAACGACCAGCGGTGGAACGGCAATGTCGTGGTGCTTACATCGTCCGGTGGGTCCGTTACCTTTGCCTGCGCCAGCGACCTGGCATCCCCGGCCACCACAACCCGCAGCCAGATCACCGTGAACATTCTGTGCCAGAAGCGCGCCGATGGCGATCTGGTGTGGGCCGAGCTGCTGAACGGCGTGAATTACGCTTTCGCCGCCAATGTCGCCATCGGTGGCCGCGTCCTGTCTGAGATCGTTGCCGACTTCGACGCGCTTGGACCGGGGCTCTACTCCAATTGCCTGATCGACTTCTGCGGCGGCACCAACGACCCCAAGAACGGCGTCGCCACGGCCACCAGCAGCGCGGCGATGGAGGCCTACATCAAGAAGGCAATTGCTCGCGGCCATCGCGTGCTGATTAACACCGTGCCGCCTCTGGCCGGCGCTGCCAACACCAGTGACGTGCAGGTAAAAACGCTGGCGCTGAATGCGGAGTACCGCAGGCTTGCGGCGCGCTACAAACAGCCCTTGTACGACAAGTACGCTGCCCTAGTTGACCCCGCTGCCGCAGCAATCAAGGCGGGGAACTTTGACAGCGCAGACAACATCCACGTGACTCCGACAGGCTGCCGGATCGCCGGTGCGGCAAAGGCTCCGATCTATGCGGCCAACCTGCCGGTGCGTCCGGTCGCGCTCCCTGGCACGACTAGCGACACAGCGGGCGTCATCACAGGGTCTGCAAACATTTTGAGCGGCTTTTTTGCGGGCACTGGCGGCACGGGCGGCGCAGGCTCAATTGCAACGAACTGGACGCTTGTTCCGGCGACCATTACGGTAACCGGCAGCAAGGGCACCGGCACGGTCGGAGAAACCCAGGTGCTGACTCTGAGCGGCGCCAGCGGATCGTTCACGTTCACCGGTCCGTCCGTGCATCCGTCAGTTGTAGCGGGGGGTGTCTACGAGTTCGTCGGGAAGTTGGCGCTCGCAAACTTCGTCGCCGGGGTCCGCCTGACGCCGTCCCTGACGACGACGATCAACGGCGCGGTGGGCGAGGCAAGGGCGCTGTCAACCGTCTCGGCGACGCAGCCACTGCCGACCGGGGCACTTGCACTGACCTTCAGGGCCGAGCCCATCACGATACCGGCCGGCGCCACGGTGTCTGGCATGCGGCCGACCCTGGTCGTTGTGACTACCGGCGTGCCCGGCGGGACCGAAACGATCACCCTTGAGAACTTTGCGATCAATCGGATCGCATGATTTCAAGCCCCTGCCGGTGGTGCTTGACCCAATTCACCTCCACCACCCCACCCCCACCACATGACCACCGCAGGTAATCTGGATCGTCGCGTCACACTGCAGACGCGCGCCTCCACGCGTGACGATCACGGCCAGGTGGTGGGGGCTGTGTCTGACGTGGCCACCGTCTGGGCCCATGTGCGGCCCAATGCGCAGCGCAGCGCCCAGGCGCAGGCTGAGCCGGTGGCGACCTCCTTTGTCATCGTGACGATCCGCAAGCGGTCGATGGCTGGCGTCAGTCGGTTTGTGCTGAGCGGCCAGGCCTGGGACATCATTGGCGAGCCGCTGGTGATCGACCGTGCGTGGCTGCGTTTCGAGGCCCAGCTCGCGGTGCGCGACGCGGCCACTGTGCTGCCGGTGGTGACTGCATGATCCAGATCGGCGCCGATGTCAGCGACGCGCTGGCGGGGCTGGATGGGCTGCTGCAGGCCGTTGAGCAGGCCACCCGCCCGGCGGCTCAGGCGGGGGCGGAGGTGCTGTATCGGGAGGTGCTGCGCCGCGTGCCGGTGTCAGAGGGTCCGCACCTGATCGGCAATCGTGTGATCCAGCCGGGCGCGCTGCGTGGTGCGATCTACCAGGTTTTTTCACGCGACAACTCGCGGCCTGTGGGTGATGGGTATCAGTCGGCCACCTATCACGTGAGCTACAACGCCAGCAAGGCTCCCCATGGGCACCTGGTCGAGTATGGGCACGTGCAAACCCGTGTGGTGTTCCGTGGGGATGATGGTCGCTGGCACACCAGCGCGGCCAGGCTGTCGGCGCCGCGTCACGTGGCCGCCAGGCCGTTCCTGCGGCCAGCGTTTGACGCGGCTCAGGCGCAGGCCCTGCAGTCTGCAATGAGTGAGTTCGAGCGCCGCGTGCAGCCGGCGCTGGCTGGCCAGGCGGGGCGCGGATCGGCTGTGGAGGCGTCTGCATGAGCTACGAGGCCGTGCTGGTGGCGGCACTGTCACCGCTGGTGGGTGGCAGGGTGTACCCGGATGCCATTGAGGCGGAGCAGGATGGCGCGTACATCCTCTGGCAGCAGGTCGGCGGAGATGCCGTCAACGAGCTGGGCGGGGCGTTGCCAGGGCTGCGTCATGCACGGGTGCAGGTGGACTGCTGGTCCGGCACGCGCAAGGCGTCCAACGACCTGGCGCGGGCGGCTGAGGCGGCACTGCTGGCGGCCTTCCCGGTGGCGTCTTTGCCTCCGCCCTACGTCTACGGTGCGTTCATCGGCCGCCATGAGCCTGAGCTCAGGCTGTACGGCACGACGCAGGATTTCGGGGTCTGGTATTGAGCCGGGCCCAACTGATGATGATCAACCACACTGCCCGCTTCGCGCGGGCTTTTTTCTGAGCGAAAGGAGCTCGCAATGGCTTACCGCGTCCCCAATGGATCGCTGGTCCACATCTCCTCCGGCCTGGCGACGGCCGTCAACATCACGGCGCTGACCAACGCGTCCGAGGCGGTGGCCACCGCCACCAACACCTACACCGCTGGCGACATCGTGCTGATCAACAGCGGATGGACCGGCATCGACAACCGCGTCGCCAAGGTCAAGGCGCCGAGCGGGACCTCGTTCACCCTGGATTCGTACGACACAACGTCCACGACCATCTACCCGGCCGGGTCTGGTACCGGCACGGCCCAGAAGGTGTCCGGCTGGACGCAGCTGGGGCAGATCGCCGACTCGCAGAGCTCTGGCGGTGATCAGCAGTTCACCGCGGTGCAGTTCCTGGAGAGCACGATCCAGGTCAACCTGCCGACGGTGAAAAACCCCTACACGCTCAAATTCACCATCGCCGACGATCCGACCCAGGCGGGGCAGATCCTGGCGGCCGCGGCGGACACGGACCGTGCGCCGCGCGTCATCCGCATCACCCTGCCTGGCACCGGCGGCGTCATCTACATGTACGCCTACGTGACCATGGCGCCGGTGCCGTCGCTCAACGTCAACCAGCTGATGGGCGTCGAGACGACGATGTCCACGCTGGCCCTCCCCAAGCGGTACTGACCCAATGGGCAAGCTGACCCTGGTGGCGCCTGAGTCGTTCCAGGCGCCTGTGCAGGTCCCTCTGCTGGGAGGGGGATTTGCAGACGTCACGATGACGTTCCGCTATCGCAACCGCGACCAGTGGAACACGTTCATCAACGACGAGATGCCGCAGATTTCCGGCGGTGCGGAGCTTGTCGTGGCGATGTGCATGGGATGGGATCTGGAGGAGCCGTTCTCGCCCGATAACGTCGAGGCCCTGGTGTGTCGATACGAGGGCGCGCCGATGGCGATCTTCGGTGTCTACGCCGATGAGATCTACAGGGTCCGCCGGGGAAACTGGAATCGGCCGCCCGCGAGCTGATGACGCCGCCGCCGACACCGCAAGAGGTGATCGACTGGCAGCTGACGCCCGCCGAGGCGGCCGGCCCGGACATTGAGGTGTGGCCGGACAACTGGCCCGCCATCACGCTGCTGCAGGTGCTGCGGGGGCAGATGCGGCTCAGGGCGGATGGGCTGCCGTACGCGCTGGACCTGGCGGCCGTCACGCCCCTGGTGCTGCGGGCCTGCGGTGTGACGTTGCGGCAGTGGACTGACCACGTGCTGGCCGATCTGCTGCTGGCGGCCTCCGCGGCCATTGAGACGATCCACGCGCACGCCAAGCGCGACTGAAACAACCCCAACCACTGCCCACCATGTCGGGACTCAAGACCCAGCTCGAAATCGGCGCCGATGCGTCAGGCGCACAGGCCGGCATCACGGGCGTCAAGCGATCGCTGGCGGACCTGGGCGGGTCCGCTGCTGCAGCGGGCAAGCAGGCGGCGGCTGGCGTCTCCGCCATGGGCGGTGCGGCCGACGGTGCGGCGGCCAAGGTGGACGCGGCCACCCGGTCGATGATCGGGTCCATCCAGCGGCAGATTGCCGTGGCGGAGGCGGGTGGGCGCGGCACGGCGGCCTACTACGAGAGCCTGGCCAGAGCCAAGGGCATCGACCCGGAGGCCGTGCGGCCCTACCTGGCGCAGCTGGAGCAGGTGGCCGGCAAAACGCAGCACGTGGGCGTGTCGGCAGCGCAGACGGCTGCGGCCATGCGGGGGCTGCCGGCGCAGGTCACCGACATCGTCACCAGCCTGGCCAGCGGTCAGCAGCCGCTCACGGTGATGCTGCAGCAGGGGGGGCAGCTCAAGGACATGTTTGGCGGCATCGGCCCGGCGGCCCGGGCGCTGGGCGGGGCCATGGTGTCGCTCGTCAACCCGCTGACCGTCGGCGCGGCAGCGGCTGCGGCCCTGGCTCTGGCCTACAAGCAGGGCAGCGATGAGGCGGACGGCTACCGCCTGGCGCTCCTCCAGTCCGGCAACGCCGCGGGCGTCACATCCGGCCAGCTGGCCGTGATGGCGCGGCAGATGGCGGCTGGGGCTAGCACCCAGCATGCCGCCGCAGAGGCGCTCGCGGCGCTGGCTGGCTCCACCCATGTGGCCGGCGCCGACCTGGAGCGCCTGGGCTCCGCGGCCCTGGCCATGCAGCGCGGCCTGGGGCAGCCGATCGCGGAGACGGTCAAGGCGCTCGAGGACCTCGGCAAGTCTCCGGTGGAGGCCTCCCGCAAGCTCAACGACTCGCTCAACTACCTCACGGCCTCGGCCTACGCGCAGATCAAGGCGCTGGCCGATCAGGGCCGGGAGGCGGATGCTGCCAGCCTGGCCCAGCGCAGCTATGCGGAGGCGATGCGATCGCGCGCCGCAGAGGCTGAGCGCGGCCTGGGCACGCTGCAGTCTGCATGGCGCGACATCGCCACCGATGCCAGGCGCGCCTGGGATGCGATGCTGGACATCGGCCGGGGGCAGACGGTGGATGAGCGCATTGCAGCCCTGCAGTCGCAGATCAGCGCTGCCATGTCCCGGCAGTCGCGCAGCGGGGATGGACTGCTGGGCCAGATGTTGGGCAAGCTGAGCGGATCCCAGATTGCCGACGCCCAGGCAGAGCTGCAGCGCCTGAAGGGCGTCAAGGGCTTCGACGATGCGTTTGCAGCGCAGGAGGCGCGCAACAAGGCGGTGGCCGACGCAGGCATCAAGGCCAGCGACTATTTCGACAAGCTGCGGTCTGGGCAGAAGACGACGGAGGCCCTGAACAAGGCGCTGGCCGAGTACGACCGCAACATCGCTGCAGCGTCCAAGGCGGGCCTGCAGGTGCCGAGTGCCCAGCAGCAGACCAGGGACCGCCAGGACATCCGCGACAGGTACACGGACAGCTCAGAGCGCAAGGCCCGCATGGCGCAGGCGCTGGAGGAGATCCGCCGCGCCGGTGAGATGGAGGTGCGCAGCTACGCCAACACCGAGCAGCGCATCGAGGCTCTGCACTCGGCTGGCCTGGCATCCGATGCGCAGTACTACGCTGCCAAGCGCGCGCTGGTGGAGTCCCAGGCGCAGGCGCAGGGCGCTGCCGTCTCGCGGCAGATCGAGCGGCTGCAGGCCGAGCGCGCCACCGGTGCCGAGGCGGTGCAGGTGCAGCAGCAGATTGCCGCGCTGCGCTCCCAGGCGGCCGATGTGGCGGCCACGGCCTCCACCAAGGTCTGGCTGCTGGACCAGCAGGAGGCTGCCGGCATCCGTGCCAAGCGCGCCGAGCTGCTGGCCTACACCCAGCAGCTGGATGACATGGCGCGCGCCCAGCAGCGCACCCAGGCGCGCGACATCTCCGGCATCGGCATCGGTGCCCAGGCGCGCAGCATGCAGGCCGGCATGGACCAGATTGCCGACCGCTACAGCCAACAGCGGCAGGCCCTGGCCAACGCGCGAGCGCAGCAGGAGGCCAAGGGCTCATTCGGCAGCGAGCAGCTGGCCGAGTACACCGCCAGGTTGCGGGAGCTGGACGCGGCCGAGCAGTCCAGCGCGGACAGCTACCGCGCGTACTGGGCGGCCAAAGAGGACGCGCTGGGGTCCTGGCAGCTCGGCGCCCAGGAGGCGCTGCGCAACTACCAGGACCAGGCGCGCGACACGTTCACGCAGACGGCCAGCCTCGTCAACAACGCGTTCCGATCGATGGAGGATGCGCTGGTGGCATTTGTGGTCAAGGGCAAGCTCGACTTCAAGTCGCTGGCCGAGTCCATCATCAGCGACATCGTGCGCATCCAGGCCCGGCAGTTCCTGGCGGGCTCTGCGTCGTCAGGTGGTGGGGCGCTGGACCTGCTGATGGGCCTGGCCGGGCTGGCTGGTGGCGGCATGACGGTGGACACGTCGGTGGCGGGCGCAACGGGCGGCATCACCAGCGATGTGACGCTGCCGGACCTCCTGCGCGGCGGCCGTGCCGCCGGTGGGCCGGTGGATGCTGGCGCGCTCTACCAGGTCAACGAGCGCGGGCCTGAGCTGCTCAGCGTGGGCGGCAAGGACTACCTGATGATGGGTGCCCAGTCAGGCGTCGTCACGCCCAACGGCGGCAGCGCGGCCGGAGCTCCGACGGTGCACCTGACGCTCAATGCCTCTGTGGGTGACGTGGTGACGCAGCAGCAGCTGGCCCGGTTCGGCGCCCAGGTGCGGGAGTCCACAGCGCGAGGGGTGTTCGAGGCCATGCGCCGGGCGGGGGCGCGCGCATGAGCACCTACAGCTGGCCGACGGGCCGGGCGTTCAAGCCGGCATCCATCACCTGGGGGCAGCGCCGCCTGGAGCGGGCATCCGTGTCAAGCCTCAACGGCTCCATGCAGAGCCTGGAGCTGCCGGGCTCGCGCTGGTCCGTGGTGCTGGACTTCCCTGCTCAGGTGGTGGCGGACCGCCGGCAACTGGAGGCCTACATCCTGCGCCTCAACGGCCGACAGCACCGCATCCAGATGGCCCGCCCTGGCATCACGGCGCCGGCCGGCAGCATCAACACCAGCGGCGTCACCGCCAGCGCCGCGGTGCAGTTTGCGTCGGCGCTCACGCTCAACGGCTGCGGCGCCAACAAGACGCTGCTGGCCGGCGACATGGTGGGCGTCACCACCTCGGCGGGTCAGCAGCTCATCGAGGTGCCGGCGGACGCCACGGCCAACGGCAGCGGGGTGATGAGCATCGAGTGCCGGCCCATGCTGCGTGCGGCGGTGGCCTCCGGGGCCGCCGTCACGCTGCTGCAGCCGACGGCGCTGTTTGTGTTGGCGGACCCTGCCAACCTGGACTGGCCACGGGAGGCCGGCGGCATCTGCCCGGGCGTCACCATCGAGCTGGTGGAGGTGTTCGCGTGAGCCGCGGGCTGGCGTCGCCGTTCGTCACCGCGTTGCAGGCCGGGCACGTCCAGGCATTTCCGCTCATCGAGGTGGGTTTTGACTCCGGCACGCTGTACCTCTGCGGGCTGGACCACGACGTGACCTGGAGCGGCAACACCTACACCGGCGCGCTGAGCATCCTGCAGATTGACCCGGTGCGCGAGACGGCGGACAGCTACCAGGGCCTGCGCATCACCCTGGGCGGCGTCACGTCCACCGTGCTGTCGCTGGCATTGCAGGAGCCCATGCAGGGCCGTCCGATCACCGTTCGGCTGGCCGCGCTGGACGCCAGTGGGGCCATGCAGGTGGACGCCAACGTGTGGAGCGGCCTGCTGGACGTGCCGGAGATCGAGGACGGTGAGTCTCCCACCGTCGTGCTGGTGGCCGAGCACATCATGGCCACCTGGGACCGCCCGCGCGTGCGCCGATACACCGATGCCCAGCTGCAGGCCGACTACCCGGGCGACCTGGGCCTGCAGTACATCTCCGCGATGGAGCAGGCCCGCCTGGCCTGGCCGTCGGCGGAGTTCTACAAGCAATGACCTGCAGGGGCTGAGCGATGGCTGGTTGGTCATTGGGCGGCGCCATCCGTGGCGCTGTGGTTGGTTTCCTGCAGACCGGCACACCATTCGGTGCTGCGGCTGGATTTGTCATTGGCGGTACGGTGGTCGGCGATGCCGAGCGCCACGCCCGCAACATCGCCCGCGGCGCCTACAACGCCGCCCAGCGTGACCGCGACATCATGGTGCAGTCGGCCACTGAGCCGATGCGCATCGTCTACGGCCGTGCCAAGGTCAGCGGCCCCATCGCCTACGCGCAGACCACCGGCAGCAAGAGCGAGTTTCTGCACATGGTGGTGTGCCTGGCCGGGCACGAGTGCGACGCAATCGAGACGGTCTACCTCAACGAGATCGCGCTCACGCTCAACGGCAGCGGGCAAGCCACGAACGAAGAGTTCATCGTCCGCAACTATGCCCAGAGCGTGGCCACCGTCAGCCGGGGTGTGGCGGTCACGCTGCCGCATGTGCCGAGAGCGATCATCTCGTGCTCAGCGACGCTGAGCGGGGCGGAGAGCGATGGCCTGGTGTCGTACACGTGGACTCCTGGATCTGCCGTCATCACGGTTGAGTCGGGCATCGGCACGGCGCGGGTCCAGTACGAGTACGAGACAGCGTCCACGTACCTTGTCAAGGTGCGCAAGTACCTCGGCACGTCCACCCAGTCGGCGGACGCCGACCTCGTCTCGGCGTCCGGCGGCAAGTGGACCAGCGCTCACCGCCTGCGCGGCATCACGTACCTGGCGCTGACGCTGGAGTTCACGCAGGACGCATTCGGGTCCACCGGCCGGCCCAACGTCTCCGCCGTCGTGCGGGGCTGGAAGATCGCCGACCCGCGCACCGGCACCACGGTGTGGACGCAGAACGCGGCCCTGTGCACCGCGCACTACCTCACCCATTACATGGGCGCGCCGGCCCTGCCGACGGCGGAGCTGACCGCGGAGGCCAACACCTGCGATGAGCTCGTCACCCTGACAGTTGGCGGTGCCACCCAGGCGCGCTACACCGTCAATGGCGCGCTGGACATGGATGGCGCGCCGCGCGATCACCTCAACTCTCTGTGCCAGGCCATGGCCGGCACGGTGGCATGGGTGCAGGGGCGATACCTGCTGCGGGTGGGCAGGCACCGCGCATCCACGCTGTCCATCACGGCGGATCACCTGGCCGATGCGCCCGTGCGCATCCGCCCGGCCACGTCGCGGGCCGACCTGATCAACCGGGTCAAGGCCACCTATTGGGAGCCATCCAAGGCCTACACCCAGGTGGAGGCTCCTGCCGTCACCAATGCGCTGTACGTGGCTCAGGACGGCGGCATCGAGCTTCCCAGCGATGTGACGCTGGACATGGTTGACGACGTCATGCGCGCCCAGCGCCTGTGCAAAATCCGACTGGAGCGTGCGCGCCAGGGCCTGACGGCCGAGGTGACCTGCAAGCTCAGCGCCTACGACGTGGCGCCGGGGGATGTTGTTGACCTGACGCTGGACCGGTACGGCTGGGCTGGCAAGCTGTTTGTGGTCGCCGATCGATCCATCGACCTGGCGGCGGGCACCGTGGCGCTGTCCCTGCGCGAGACGGCATCCGCCGTCTGGGACTGGGCCTATGGCGAGGCCACCACGGTGGACCTCACGCCCAACACGAGCCTGACCAGCGCATTTGCGCGGCCAGCAGCGCTCACCGGTCTGGCCGTGGCCAGCGGCACGCCCTACCTGCTGCAGCTGGCCGACGGCACGCTGCAGTGCCGCGCCCGGGTGAGCTGGACGCAGGCGCCGGATGTCAACGTCCAGCAGGGCGGCAAGGTGCGGGTGCGCTGGTGCACCGTCACGACGGCCGGTGCCAGCGAGTGGATCGAGTCGACGCCGGTGGACGGTGCGGACACCTTCGCCATGATCGGCCCGCTGGTGGAGGGCGTGCCCATCACTGTCGGTGTGCTGCCCGTCACCCAGTTGGGCAAGTCGGCGCCGGTCTGGTCCTACGCCGCTCACGTCCCGGCCGGCAAATCAGCGCCTCCATCGGATGTTGCGGGCGTCACGGTGCGCGTTGTGCCCGGTGCCCTTGTCATCGGCTGGGATGCGCCGGCAGACATCGACTACGCGGAGACGGAGATCCGCGTCGGTGCCAGCTGGGCGGCCGGCACCCTGCTGTTCGTGGGCCGCCAGACCGAGTGGGCCTGGCCGTGGCCGGAGGTGGGTGCGTACACGCTGTGGCTCAAGCACCGCGACACGAGCGGCAACGTCAGCGCCGCATCGGCCACGCTGACCGTCACCATCACGTCCAGCAACGCCCAGATCGGGCAGGACGTGCAGTGGACCGATGGCGCCGGCAACCTGGTCACCTGGGACACCGGCACCGGCGCGGATGCAGTGTGGGGCAGCCTGACGGATGTCACGTACCTCGTGGACACGGTGCAGCTGGCAGACGGAGCCGCAACCGGCGACAAGATCGCCGACGGCGCTGTTGGCACCCTGAAGATGGAGCCCAACGCCGCAACGATCGTCTACACAGCGTTCGACCCAGGCCCCAACTCATTCAACCCTGCGGTCTGACGCATGAGCTCGCCGATCATCACATTCACGCCGGAGGTGGACTACGACGTCGTGGTCACGGCAACCTTCGAGGCGCAGCGCACCTCCGGAGCTGGCGATTGGGGCGGCAGCGGACCGGGTGGCTATTACCTGCGGTGGGAGTCGGTGGACAACCCAAGCACGGTGTTTGAGCAGTCGCAGACGTACCCCATGTCGGACGCGCGGGCCAAGTACACGCAAGTGTGGCGATTCACCGCTCTGGCCGGGGTGCAGATCAGGGTCTACCAGTTCGGCACCTGCGGGCTGGGCTACGTCGTGACGTTCTACAACCAGGATCTGAGGGTGGAGGGCATCAAGCGGTGATGAGCAATGGAGCATGGTCATTCGCTGGCCCTGACGGCATCCTGACCGGCGGCACGTTCAGCGGACCGGCGCGGGATCTGGCTGCCAACACGCCGGCCGGCTGCATCGCGGTCCCCGGCCGCCACGACCACCTGCGCAGACGTCTGGACATCGCCACCGGCCAGATCGTTCCCTACCAGCCTCCTGCCCCGGCAGACACTGAGTGGCAGACCTGGGCATGGGACGCGCAGTCCGAGGCATGGCTGCCGGTGCCCACCGATGCGGCCCGGGCCCGCGACATCAAAGCCGAGCGTGCGCGGCGCCTGATGGCCTGCGACTGGACGCAGCTGGACGACGTGCCGGCCGACACCCGCCAGGCCTGGAAACAGTACCGCCAGGCCCTGCGGGACATTACCGATCAACCCACATTCCCGGCCAGCGTGACGTGGCCGGTGGAGCCCTGAGATGCCGTTCCCGACGTTCGCTGGCGAGTCAAGGCCCAGCGCGACAGACCTTGATTCCGCGCTCAGATACAACCGCGGCGCCGCCGGGTCGCAGACAAGGACGGCGTGGGACAAGCACGCCGAGATGCCGAGCGTGCTGGACTTCTCTGGAGCCGACCCGAGCGGAGCGACTTCGAGCCACATCGCATTCAGAAATGCGTTTGAGTGGGCGATTGCCAATGATTGCGAAATAGCAATCCCGCCGGCCGATGCGCTGAAATACTATAAGTTAACGGATGAGGTAGGTATAAATCTGCCGGACACCCTGCAGTGGGGTCGTGGCCTGACAATTCGAGGCAAAGGGGCTGGTGCGCGCATTCTTGTTTCTCACACTGGCCACGGCATCAGGTTGTATACGTCCGCGTCAGCCAATGATTCCCGCGTGGACGTGGAAATATCAAACCTCACATTCAGGGGCGGTGCTGGAGATTTCGCAGCCATTGTGCCTGCGACGTTCATTTATAACGAATTCGGCATAAATACAAGATTCCGCCGCTTGCGGTTTATGTCGTCTGGGGTGTCGGATGCCTGCATAAAAACAAGGCGTAGCTATGGTGCAACATACGACACTATCATCATGCGCGGAATTGTTGGCAACGGCATCAGGATGATTCAGGACCACCCTGATTCAACTGGGTACAGCCATGTTCAGAATCTAAACAATTGCGATTTTGGGTGGATTACTGGCAAATGTATCCATCATGATGCAGGTAATTGCATTAATGTTGTAGGCGGGAATATCGCTGGTTCTGGTTATGGAATTTATGTTGATCCTACGGCTGCATCTGGGTTGGTTGGAGTAAATATCAATTTAACTGGAGTATGGTTTGAGGCAAACGTAAACGAGGATATTTATTTCAACAGCAATGCAAACAGCTGGGTTGAGGGATCTGTAAACCGATGTCAGTTTTCTGGCAATGGGGTAGTTCCTGGGAAGATTTACCTCGGAACAAAATCTCGTATATTTGCCACCGGTTGGCCAGCCGGAAACAACGTGCAGGTCACAGGGTCTGGTTCGGCTGGGTTCATAGGCATTGGAACAAATGCCAGCAAGTGGATAAACAATGGCCTGACATACTGGTCTGAAATAGACCCGATTGGTCAGTCAAGGCTCACACGCGTGGCATCTCACGTCGGTGCAACATCCATACCGAGTGGGTCGGCAACTGCGTTGTACACATTCCCTGAGGCTACTGCTGGCACGTGGCTTGTTAGTACGGCAATGGCTGGCGGGTCGCCTGCGAATTGGGGCGTTATGGCTGTCGTTACAGTATCTAATGGGGTTTATGCAATAAACACAATAAAGACCGCGGCAGTAGTTTCGCTGTCGGTTGTTGGTAATGTATTGATGGCAACCCAATCGACCGGAGCGGCATATACGCTCGACTGGTCAGTCCTTCGTACGCTGTGAATAATTGGTAATTGCGATGCACACACTCACCCTCTCCACCCCCTCGCTGCTCGTCATCACCCTGGCCGCCATGCTGCTGGTCGCTGTCGTCTACTGGCTCGGCCGGTCGCACGGCCGCCAGGCGGAGCGTGACGACGCATGGCTCAACTCGCTGCCGGCCGATGGCGATCTGATCACACCCAATGGCGCTGGCGGCCCGGCCGGCGGCGGGCGCAGGCGCTGAGACACACGGCATGCCTGGCCTGCTGCTGATCCTGTTGGCTGTGACAGAGGCCGGCGACATCCTGCTGACCGATCTGCTCGGCTGGCCGGCAGCGGATGCCTACCAGGTCACCCAGGCGGTCGGTCGGATCGGCATGTGGGCCGTGCTGGCGGCCTGGGCGCCTCTGCCACTGCGCATCCCGGCCTGGGCTGTGTGCGCCTGGGGCGTGTGGGAGGCTGCCCAGCGCGTGGCCTGCTACAGCGCCTGGCTGCTCTGGCCGCGACCGGTGGCGCATGACATGACTCTCTGCGAGGCCTACACCGGCCTCGATCTGTACAGGTGGACCCTGGTCGGCCTGTGCGTCCTCGGAGCGCTCATCGGGGGATGGGCGAGCCGGGCCGGCGGGCGGTGACATGCACCGCAAGCGCCGGATCCACAACGACAAACGATCACAGGTGCAACGATGGATCACCCCGCAGCAGCGATCGCCGCGGCAAGCTCGGCCAGCCTGGCGGCTGCCGTAGCGGCTGGATGGCCGCCAGACTGGACGCTCGGAGCAGCGATGTTTGGGGGCTTGTACTCGGCATGGTCTGGCCGGCCTGCAGCGGTCACCGTCGTCGGCGTGGTCGGCGTGCTGCTGCAGATCGCCTTGGGCATGGCTGTCGGCCTGATGGCGGCGTCCAGCTGGCCGGTGATTGCGGCCGTTCTGGCCGGCATGCTGCCAGCGCTGGCGCCGGTGGCGCAGCTGCACCCTGCCGTTCCTGCGGGGCTAGGCTCGCTGCTCTCGCCGGCCCTGCTGGCCATGGGCCGGGCCTGGCTGGCCAGGTACACGCCAGCCGCTGCAATCGCGCCCCGCGACGTGGGCGACAAGGGGTAACCGATGGACATCGTGTGCAACGCCGCGGCAGGCCTCAGCGCCGCCGCTCTGCTGGTCTCTGCCGTCGTGCAGCTGCTGCGTGCAGATCGGCATGAGCTGTCCCTGCGTACCGCCACCGCGCTGCTCATGATCGTGCTGGCCGTCGTGCTGGCCGGTGCCGCCTGGCGCGGAGACGCCGGGCTGATCGCCTCGGCCGGTGGGTTCCTGTCCAGCGGCAGTGCGGCCTGGCTGGTGTGGGTGCCGCATCAGCACCCGGTGCTGCAGCGGGCGACCACGGGGTTCGGGCTGCTGGACCCGGACACCGGCGCGCCCAGCTGACTGTGCTGCCGCGCTGCCTGCGCGCCCTGTGCCTCGCGGGAGCGGCCCTGCTGCCTGTGCAGGCGCCTGCACATCCGCCGCAGGTGCACACGGTCATCATCTACTCCCACGCAGACGCCGCCCAGGCCCAGCGCCTGCGCGCCCTGGCCCGCATCTGGGCGCCGGTGTGGATGGATGCCGACCTGCTGCCCGGCGCCCCATGGCGCCCGGAGATTGGCCGCCGCATCTGTTCGGCTGGCGTGGTGCTGCTGCTGTGGTCCGAGCGGGCCGCGCAGTCCGTCGAGGTGGCCGCAGAGTGGCGGCAGGCGCTGGCATGCCGGCGGCGGGTGGTGCCGGTGGTGGTGGACGCGGCGGTGTTGCCGGGGGAGCTGCAGGGGGTGCAGTGGGTGTGGTTGGAGTGAGATGCTGGGTCAGCTTGTCGGCGGCCTGACCACCTCCCCATCCACCCACCCACCGCGCGCATCAATCGTCAGCATCCTGCCCACGCCGTCGCGCGAGATCAGCACCAGGTCGATGGTGCCGGGAGGTGAGGTGCGCGGGCGGATGCCGTGGTGGTACACATCGATGCGGGCAAACGTGTCCAGCACCAGCTGCCGGGCGGTCATGCGGGCGTCGTAGTCCAGGGACTGCATGCCGGCGGTGATCTGGCGCCAGCGGGCATCGGCGTCGCTGAGGTTGGCGCGGCTGGCTGAGTCCAGGTCGCGCTGAGCGTGGGTGGCCTCGTGGGTGCTGTAGTCCGTCCATCGTCGCGCTGCCGCCCAACATCGCGCTCCAGCGGACAGTCAGCCCGTTGGGCTTCCTGCCGCTGAGCTTGGCCGTTAGGGCGCTGTGGCCCGCTTAGCCGGGTCGCGCGGGCAGAACTCGCCGCGCATCTTGTAAATCCGCGTGCGGCACTCTCTACACATATCAGGCGCCTCGGTGCCAAGCCAACGGAGAATCCGCGTCCGGTATTCGTGATTCCCGCAATCGCACCGCGCGACCCATCTTGCCGTGGTGTTCCGCTCTGCGCCCTGATCAGCGGCATACCCGAGTATCACCATCCGTCCGCGCCGACTTCCTGGCACTGACTTGAGCGCCGGATTTGAATTGATCGCCGCCCATGCAAGCGGGGCCGTAGCAAGCACAGTCCCTGGCGCCACAAGGTGTTCGGCAGCCTTCGGCATCGGCCGCCACAGGTCTTCCGGCCTTGCCTTCCTCGCCACGCGCGCCGCCACGCGGTCAATCGGCAGCGGGTTCTGAAGCAGTTTCACTCGGTCCATTCGTGCCCCTAAGTTGCGGCGCCCTAACACGTCCTTGTGCGGCTTGCGCCAGTCCTCGTCTCCAAGCCGAGCCGAGAAGTCGGCGGGCATGTAGTCGAAGCGGCTCCACGTCTTCCATGGAAAGCACCACGACGAGTGGTGCCCCCACACGCCGCCGCGCCAGCGGCGATACCAGCGGAAGTGCACAAACGGGTTCATCGGTTCCAGTCCTCCACGCAGTCGCCGCACAGCAGCTTGCATTCCGCGTCGGTGCGCGGGTCGTCTCGGTGTCGGCCGCAGTTCATCGTGCAGAGCTTGGTGCGCGGGTCAAAGCGCGCCAGTTCGGCGGGGTCCGCGCGGGGCCACATCAGCGCGGGCAACACCGGCCGCACAACCCCTCGGTCGAGCCGACGCCTTCCGGCATCGGCTCTCGCTGCTTGGTCAGTCTTCACGGCGCGGCTCACCTCGATCGTTATGCAAAAGACCAGCTTCCGTCCGGCGTTGCCCATCGGTTCGCGGGCCATCGAACTGAAATCCCCATGACATGGCACTCCATCCACACCGAGCCATCTGCCATTTCGATTGGCTTGCCAAGGTTTGGGTCGCCAACAGTCGTGATCCAAGTGTCCTTTTGTCGAAGCGCTCCAAGAAACCGCATTCCTTCCTCGTGGCTTTCAAGCAGCATCGTGGTTGGCGGTTTCAGGCCTGAGCGAATGAAGGTGTTCCGCACTTGCGCAAACCCGTCGAAGATGTCGTCCATTGGTTTCTCCTGTCAAAAATTCAGCATAACTCTGCGGCCCAGTAGGACCTACGGCCGCTGGCCTTCGGTGTTAGGCGTCGTTGCCGTATTGCCAACGCCGACTTCTCCGAGTGCTTCGCGGGCTTTCCTGTTCCACGCTCTCCACTCGTCTTGGTGCAGTCCGGCTTCCTCGCTCAGAAAAACAATCCCACCGACCGCCTCTTTCAAAACTTCCCGCAGCCGAACGTTCTCAACTTGCAGCGCCAAGTACGCCTGCGTCAGCCGGTCTGTGTTGTTTCGGCATATCGTTGTGTAGTCGTCCGCCATTGCCGCGTGCGAGCGAATTCCCAACAAGTCCGAGCCAGAAATCTGTTCCATGTTCTCTCCGATCAATCGCGCCGCCTAACCGGGCGCTCAAGCGGACGCCCAAGGGCGCCGCTTAGCTGTTGGGTTGGGCTCAGAACACGGCATCCACTGGCGCCGTTTCCCATAGCTGCACAGCGCCGCCGCGCTGATAACTGCTGCCATCCACACATCGCAGCACGCTATGGCAATGCCGCGTCCCTCGGAAGTTGCGGCATGTGCGGCAGTCCAACTCGCTCGCCGCGATCCACGGGCCGCTGTAGTCTTCAATCATGCCGCTTGGCGTCCAGCCGTAGCGCACAGCCCTAACCCTGCGGTCGAGCCGACTGCCAACGGCTGGCGGCGCCGTGCCGTTGTCCTGCATTGTCTTGGCCGTGGTCATCGGCTCAGCGTCGGTGTTGGGCCTCATGCCGCTTTCGTCGCTCCGATGGCGGCCTCCATGTCAGCGACAACCGACGGTGGCAGCTCTCCGAACTCCTTCCAATAGGCATTGGAGTCCACGCAAGTAAGGCACGGGCACATATTGCTTAGGCCGCCTGCCCCGTTGCTTCCGCCAGTCCGGAACGGTTCGATCAGGTAGTACCCGCGCCCGCCGCAGTCAGGGCACCCCTTCAGGCGCACTACATCGGCGCAAGGGTGGATGCTTTCAGGGTTTGCGGGCCTGCCGCGCAGTACGGTACGGCGATCCGTTGCATGTGCTGTCATTTCTTTCGCTCCTGGCCACAGAGGCCCAACAAGCCAATCGAGGCGAACCTCAACGGCGGGTTACTCTCAGGCGCTCCGGCTTGGCCGGCTGCGCCGTTTCGGTCGCCTCATTGCCGGCGTTAGGCATCCTTCGGCGAGAAGACGCACTTCCATGCCGACACATCATGGTCAATCCACCACGCCTCACCAAATGCGTTGTGGTGGTCCGGCAACTTGTGGCAGTCCTCGCCCTGCACGGCAAGCACAACGCTGCGGCCGGTCTTGCAGGCCCAGGCCATCGCGGCCTGTAGCGTGGTGAACCCGCGCACCGGGGCAATGATCCGGCCGCTTGCGTGGTAGTGCTGCACCTTCTTCGGCGTGGTGGCGTGGTAGAGGGTCAGCCTGCGCGCTTCGGGTGCGGGCTGCCTAACACGTCGGTCAACGGGAGCCACAACGGCGGGTTGCTCGGTGGCGGTCGGTAGTTCTGTGGTGTGCATGTTTCAGCGGCGCCGTTCTGGCCCCTTTACCTCTGCGTTAGGCCTCAGCATGTCTTCTGGTCAAGGACAGTGCGCGCTGAAACAACCGTCTCAATATCTGGGGTGCCGCGCGCGACCATATCAAGCACATTCCTCAGTGCGGCGCGTAACCTCTCGATCTCCATGCTTGCTTGCGAGGCATCCGCGCAAGCCTCGTGGTAGGCATTGAAAAGCTCTGCGTACCTCTTGCCTTCAGCGGACGCGGCGCCATTCCACGCCTTCCGCATCAGCGTTGTGTATTGGCCAGCAAATGGGTGCCCGGGTTGTGCAGCAATCCACGCCTCAAACGCAGCGCGCTCCGGCCCCAGGCCTAACCCACCGTTCGAGCCGACCTGCAACATCGGGTCGGCGGTGGCACTCGTGGAATTCTTATCGCTCATGGGTTCTCCTTGGATGTTGCAGGCTGCTCAACGGCCACGTTATGGCGCTCGCGGCGGGCGCAGCTTGTGCGCCTTCAGCAGTGCGGCTTCAATCAGATCCGCCCGCGTGCCGGGCTGGGTGTCGATCCACTCAACCAGCCAGGTGGGCAGGCGCAGCGGCACGGGCACCCGCACAAACTGCGGGTCGGTGGGCTTGCGGCCGGCACCCTCTCTGGCTCCGCCACGATTTGGTGCGATCACTCGTGCCTCCCAATAAACACCAAAACCTCATCGCTCAATTCTTCGCATCGAACCCTGCGGGAGTCGCCTTCAGCAAAAGCCAAGCGCATGCGCCTGTACTCAGTGGCAACACTGCGCAGAAGATCAATTGCCTCGGCCAGTGCATCCTCTGCGGGCGTTGTGTAAGGCGGCTCGGGCCGCCTGCCGTCATACGGCAGCATGATTAGGCGGCCTCGATGATCATGCGGTCGGTGCCATCGGGGTTGTAGCCCTTCAGGATGTTGATGGTGAACAGGTCGGCCACGTCTTCGTGCAAAGAGCCGGTCTTGTAGGCGTCGGCAAAGAAGGGGAACAGGAAGGAGATGTCGGCGCCGGTGTTGTTCACGTAGTGGATGTTGTTGGTCATGTCGTTTGCTCCGGGTGGTTGCTTGCTTCAGTGCCTTCAGTGTAATACAACAATCAAGCCAGCGCAAGCACTTTGCAAAAGAATTTTGTAGCACCGCAACCAACTGCGCGTCACGGACCCAGCGCCATAACTCGGCGGTCAAGCGCGACCGTCCCTATCGGGCCGGCCGCTTACCTCTGTGTTGTGCTTCACGGGCACTCCACCGAGGCCACTCTGTCGAGCAGTGCCTTCGCTTCGCCGATCCGGGCGCGCACGAGCTCTGGCGCCCTGCCGTGCTGCAGGTCGTCATTCAGGTCGGTCAGTTTCTCAAGCACATCCAGCAGCTCGACGCTCCACACGGCGCCGCCATAGCGCGTCAACTGATCGCAGGCGCAGCGCGTGTGAAAGTCCAAGTCTTGTGCTCTTGGTATCGTGTCTTGGTCATCCATGTCGGATCTCCAGTATTCGCGCTTCGGATTGGTGAAGCACAACCCCTTGTTCGAACGGAGGCGCCGCCCGCAGCAGCGCGCTCCGGGTGTCTCGTCACGCGCCCCGTTCAACAAGACGTTATGCGCCGCAGTCGCCAGCCGCAGCAGTTCGTCCCGAAATTCCAAAGGCGTGGCGTTCGCCTCTCGCTTGCCGAGGGTCGGCTTGTTCGCTGCCTTCCCTCGCTGGTCGTGAAAACCGATCTGGTGCGTTCCTTCCGGCCGTTCCCACCGCAGTTTAAAAGGCGGGTTCGTGCCGTGGTAGTACAGCCACGTCGCTTTGTTGGCGCGGTGCCCGTAGGCGCTCTGCCATACCTCGCACACCCAGCCGCCATCGATGGTGAGCTGCCAGCCAATTCCGGCAGGTTGCGCCAGTCCGTGTGCCGCCCATGCTTTCGTCTTCGCCGGGTGTTCAAGCACACCGCCAAACCGCCGCACGCTTTCCAGTGCTGCGGCAAAGCATCCGCCGTCATTCCCCGGCCTGTTGTGCTC